GCAGTACGGGTCCTATTGGATTAGGGACTATAGTCTAGAGGGAAGAACTACGGGGAGATAGAAGTAGTAAGCATGGGACAATACGCGCATCCGATTCTTACCCCGCTGATATGGGTTGCATTCTTTGCTTCTATAGCAGCTATACCTGTGGTGGTTATCCTAGGTTACTTAGGAGTTATAAACTAATGAGACTTACTTCGATAGATAGCGTTACAAACCTCTTGGTTGAGCTGTATCCACAAGGGCTTCTCAAGGAACGCCTGGACAGTTTGATCAACAAAACTACTCCTCTTACGACAGACACGATTATAAACCACATCAACTTCCCAGACGGTACACAGCTGGGTATACTGGTAGTAGGACCGCAGAAGACACAAGAGACACAAGAGACACAAGAAAGTAACGAGAACATCGGCCAAGAGATCGGCCACTACAATGGACATTGATAAGGAGCTATCAACCTTCGTCTCAAAGCAGTCCATAGTTAACTTCATCCTACAGTTGCCAGATGATGCCATCGGACTCATGATGTTCAAGTACGACGACCCCAACAGAACTCATAACGAGAAGGGCGACGAGTTGGAGATGAACTCATTTAAATTTTACGGGAGCACTACCATGTGTGAGATCCTGTGGATGCTTGAGAACTTTAAGGACTACATACGGTCATGACAGACATGACAGACATGACAGACATTCCTTCTGAGGATCAGGGTCAGGATCAGGGTCAGGATCAGGGTCAGGCCCAAACCTCTGAGTATAACTGCGGTCCTACCGCCCTATCCTACTTCCTAGCCCTCCACGGTCACCAGGTGGACCCTATTTTTCTTGAGGGTTTCCTTGAGCCCACAGAAGAACTAGGGACAGATCCGGCAAACATAGAACTGTTCCTCATGACTCGAGAGATACCGTACCAGATCCTCCCCTTCGAAGAAGCCACACTCCCTGCCCTAGTCAACGTCAACCATGAGCAAAGTGGAGATCACTACATGGTCGTTCTCTCAAAGGACAAGAACAACAACCTAACGCTCTGGGACCCATACTACGGAGATCTCGCCTACTGGGCCTACGCCTACTTCAAAATGAACCACTACTCTCCACTAAAAAAATTGAAAGGATGGACCCTATGCCTGGTGGCAAAATAAAAGTCTTAACAGAGGAGCAGGCCCGCGCCATACACGAAGACAGACGAACCTACAAAGCGATAGCGATAGAGTTCGGGATAAGCTCCATGACCGTATCAAACATCAAGACTGGCCGCACCTGGAAGAGTTTGGGCCTACAGCCGACACAGAGAGGCAAGCGAGTGAAGGCATACCCCAGAAAAAAATCAGTACCAGAGTCTAGAGAAAGCTCCTATGCTACGATGATCACAAACCAAGTGGACTACATCGAAGATAAAGCACTAGAAAGTTCTGTGAGGTTACACTTCTGATGAGCACGCAAACAGCAACACTCCCCATCCCATTCGGCGACGATATAGTGATCGTAGAAAGTGAGAAGTCTAATGTCAGCAGAGGAGGAGTCGTTCTACCAGAGACCCGGTACGCGGATGAAGGACTTAGAGAAGGAACTGTGGTTGCCGTGGGACCTGGAACTCAGTATCCAGACGGGAGCCGTTCCGCCATGCAAGTGTTGCCGGGAGACAAAGTTCTCTTCACCCGCTTGGCAGGCATTGAAATCAAGTACGAACAAGGAGCCTACCTCATTCTCTCAGAGCGATCAGTCCTCGCAATTCTAGGGGAGTCACATCATGACGACGAATCCAACTGAACCTCTCACCCGCATGGAGCGTACGGTCCTACTTTTCCTGGCGGACAAGTATGATAACAGCGAGATAGCCCTTGCTCTCTCCCTAACTAAGAACACGATCAAAGTTCATAAGTACAACCTGTACAAAAAGTTAGGCTGGACTCACATGACGAAGTACGAAGTTCGGGAAAACTTGGAGTTGTATGTTGAGTACAACCCAGACATTTTTGCAGACATCTTCCCGGAGTACAAAGTTGAGGTAGAACTAGATGCCGATGATCAACGGGAGAGCCCACTGGCCGGAGTGCAAGTGCATTCTGTGTGCCAAGTTCCACACGGTCTGTGACTGTTGCCAAAAGGAATTTAGATCCTACCCCGCATACCGAAGACATCAAACCGCAAAGCCAAAGCAAAAGCGTGGGGCTAAGGACCAGCACAGAGCAGCAGTTGTCCCAAACGGCTTGGGTTTTCTAGAGAGAGTCCTTGCTAACCAAAAAACCATTCAGAAGTACAATCTCTCAGTCATCTCTAGGTTTTGCGCTGCTCTAAATGACATGAGACCAGGGGGGCACAATGCTCGATTCACGCGAATTCATAAAAGAATGCTCAAGGAACTGGAAACCGAGACGAATACGTTACTGCCGTTCCGTGTTCTTCTTTCCACCAGTCAAGCTAAAGCGGTCCTACTACTGTCTCAATCTGTCAACGTATCTCCAACATCCGCTTGTGCGCTATTGGTACAGTATGGGCTTGAGCATCTGGCTAACGAACTACGTACCAACTCCGTTGCTCCACCCGTCGGAGATCCGAACATTAAGAAGATTGTAGTCCAGGAACGACAATCTGCTGCACAAGAATTCTTAGGAGAGGAACCAAAACTCCGTGAGTACACTGAGTACAACACACCGACAAACAAACCATCTGATACAATCAGATCCAGCCTCTTTCCGTCAACGTCAAAGAAGGAACTATGAGTATCCCCCCTTTGCTACACCTCTGGTCAAGCACGAGTGCCTTGTCACCGTTGCACTCCCTCGAATTCGCGAGAACTGTCTGCTCATCCGAACCTACAGACCTGCGGGCTTCACCTCAACTGGTCTTTACATTGAGCCCAAAAAAGGACCTCCCATATGGGGACATATCCTTGCACACTGTACAGGTCTCGAATACTATCTACATAGATGGGTTACCGTGGGGGACATGGTCCTGTTCCACAGATATGCCGACGATGTTCTCTTCAGAGCAGGAGAACTTACCGTCTCCCTAGTACATATCAAGAGTATACAGGCCCTTTTTACCCCCCCGCTTGTGGAGATGCCATGAAGAACATACACGGTATTGACTTACTATCCCTTTTAACCCGACTCGCTGGGTTATCCATCCTTGCCTCAGACGTTACCTTTCAGCAGGCTCTCGGCACCCTCTTCAATGGGAACGGTACGAAGATTGTAGCGGCTATCGGACTTGTGGCTGTCATCTCCGCAGATATCCTCCGTGTTGTAAGTAACCCTTCCCCTCCTTCTAACGGAAATGGAGCACCAAAATCATGACATTAGCTGTTTACTTTGACATATTTGCTCAGTTTTTCCTTAAACATAAGCACACCTTTACATTCCGTCTAGGACCAGACAGAGTCTCGGTCTTAGTTGAGGAGTCATCAACAAAATCTCCTTTCGAGATTACTCTTTCAGAGGCTGTCTATATCGCAAAGTACCTCGTTTCTCACCATCTCAACTTCCCAACTTACCCCTTTGTGGCTGAGTTCTCCGTTGACGGAAACATAGAAGTTACCATTACGGTAACCAAAGTATGACCGATCTATCTTTTGGAATGCTAAACATACAGAGTGTTGCGTATCCAACACCGGGATATATGCCGACCCGGACGGACTCCTCGATCACTGATCTTATCATTCACCACACGGCAGGATCTCTAAGTCAATCTGCTTTAGACATCGACAAAGAGCACAGAGCTATTGGCGATGCTATGATAGCTTACAACTGGGTGATAACAAGTGATGGACAAGCTTTTGTTGGCCGTCCTATTGAGTACATTTCCGCTGCTACTTTTGGCCGCAATACTCAGTCCGTATCCGTCGTGGTAGTTGGTAACTTCCAGTCGAACGACCCTGGCTATAACGGCTCCCCACTCCCCCTGGAACTACAAGCCCTAAGAGAACTGTGCTTATATGCTCATGTAACCATACCCACAATTGTCAGAACTATAGGTCACAGAGATGTGGCTCCCTTGTTCTACCCTGACAACAAAGGGGACTACTCCACAGCCTGTCCTGGAGATACCCTCTATGCGTATATTCCTGCTATAAAGGACTTTATTCTTTCTCAACATCATGCTAAAATTTGATGGGGGCTGATATGGATGAGGAACAAGAGTACCAACTTTTGATCCAAGTTGACGAACATGGAATCATTCTGCTAGTTCCTGGAGCTGCTTTCAGGATCATTGAGATTCCCTATCCCATGTGGGACGCTCTTGTGGAGCATGTAAAGTGGCACAGACTGGAAGTGCAAAAGGCACTTACTGGCGGCACAGTTCTAATAACCCCTATCTTCGAGGAGATTTCCTTGAAAGATTTCCCGAAGGATAAGTAACATGAGAATCCAAATCAGCCAAGAAGACATTGACGGCGGCAAACAAGGCACACCTACAGGTTGCGCGATTGCTCTAGCTATTCGCAGACAGTATGAGTTTAGTAATGTCGCAGTTACTAGCACTGCTGTTACTCTTGACGCGAAGAAGTATGAACTCACCTATGACATGAAAGAGTTCGTGAGAACTTTTGACTCAGACAAATCCTTGTCCAGACCATCCGAGTTTGTCTTAGACCTTTTCACACAAGAAGTGACTTACGTCTGATTCTGACTTCTTCGACTTCCTTAACTCCCCGGAGCTAAAGATAAGTCCAGATGAGGCCCTTAATCTAAAAGAGCCAAAGTGGCTCTTTTCGCTATGCCATGATACTTTGGACATGACCGACATGTCTCCCCAACCTCATTATGACCTCTGTAACATCATGGAAGAAGCTGTAGGAGATTGTCAGTTCCGTGGAAGCGAACAAACCTGCATTCTTATCGGAGTACCGCGAGGAGCATTTAAAACTTCTATCGCAACTAGAGGACTACCTATTGGCGTCCTTGCACGTAACCCAAACGCTAGGATACTCTTTGACGCTTTCCGACATGATGTGTCAAAGGAACGCCTTGGCGCGGTTGCTAGCGACATCGCAAGTAATACTGCACTCCATAGACTTTACGGTAACGATTGGAAACCCGCCTTCAGGGAAGCCCCCTGGAGCGACTCCCGAATAGTCATCTCCAAGCGTACTAAAGTTCTAAAAGAACCATCCATTGACACTTCTGGTGTTGACCGTTCTAAGACAGGAAGCCACTATGATCTCATCATCGCTGACGATCTTGTCACGGATACAAATATACGAACCGCCGAAAACAGGCAGAAGGTATATGATCATATCATGGACCTGCTGCCCATTTTGGAGCCCGGCGGCACTCTTATCCTTATTTTTACGCGCTGGCATGCGGATGATGCGTATGGGAAGATCATACGAATTGACGAAGATAGAGAGCGTAACGGTAAGAAGCCATTTTTCAAGAAACTGATACGTTCTTGCTTTGACGGACCAAACGGACTCTACTTCCCCACCAAACATACTTTCGAGTTCCTCTCAAATGCTAGGGAACAGCTCCGTGAGCGTAAGTTCTCCTGCCAGTACCTGAACAAACCTATCGCAGACACAGACCGCACCTTCAAGATGGAGCATCTTCAAGAGGTCGATTTTCAGTTTTACGTCTCTGACGATCAAGGAGTAGTTAAGACAAATGACGGACAATACCCAGTTTATACCACAATGGCTTGGGACACTGCAGGATCTAAAGCTACATCTAGATCGGACTATCACGGACTTACTATCGTGGGAACGGACCTCTTTTCCCGTTGGTGGATACCGGTTGCCGAAGGGGTCAAGGGAACTCCAACAGAGATTGTCAACCGAGTCGTGGCTCATATCCTTACTTATAGACCATCAATCCTCCTTATTGAGGCAGTCGGATCTTACGCTCATTGGGCCGATCACATCTACTCCCGACTTGAGCCCCTAGGGATCTCTATAGCGATGGAAGAGATTAGTCCAAAAGGCCAAACAAAAGAGTCCCGTATTGAACAATTGGAACCTCTCTGGACAGCTCGCCGTATCTTTCTTCAGAAGGGACTACATGAACTTATTAACCAACTCGACTCCTTCACTCCCACATCTCTTCCTGATCATGATGACATTATTGATTCCCTGGCTATGCATCTGGGGTTTACTCGGCCAGGAGACGCCAAGATCCATGGAGCCAAGGAAAACATGCTTGACCAAGAATGGGTCAAAAGGCGGCTCAGGCTCCAAAAAGAAACGGTAGGAGGAACTTGGTCTCGTGGAACGAAATGGGAAACGTGATTGTATTTCACACACATTCTTGATATCCTTAAAGAGTATCTAGATTGGAGATCTCTGTGTCTAATCCTCCAGAAGACCAGAAACGACCCGGAGGCGTTAAAGTCCCGGTTCGTAGTTTAGCCCAAATGTTAGGCCATGATTCTGGCTCTAATACCTCACTGCCTGTCAAACGCCTTGACGCTGCTCAGAACGCAGTCGGCGGCAAGAAGACTGGTGGATCTCAGGGTATCCATATTTCCGGCAATGTCGGAGACATCAAAACCCAAGTTGTCATCCCTTCTGTTGGAACTCAGCGGGGCAACCTGAAGAGACAGAACCGTGGACCTGCTAATCCCCCACAGAACAAAAAATAATGCCTAAGAAGAAAGATGCCCCTAAGAAGGCCGCCAAGCAAGAATCAGGTCACAAAGCCAATAAAGAGGGCATGAAGATCCCCATGACTGGTGCTGGACCGGATGAAAAGTCCAAAAAGATGCACATGAAGGCCGCTGGAGCCCACGAGAAACCCAGTATTCCTTATGGCAAGCATCCCATGAATGCCCCCGCTGGACCTCACAAACACGTTCACAAGAAGAAGAAGGCTAAGTAATGCCAAAGTTGGGTAAGAATGCTCCAAAAAAAGAGAAAAAGGAGCGGGTCCACGCTGAAATGCACAAGTTTAAGCACGGTGACCTTCATTCTGGCTCAAAAAAAGGCCCAGAGGTCAAAGACCGTAAGCAAGCCATCGCGATAGCACTCTCCGAAGCCGGACAGTCGAAGAAGAAGAAGAAGAAATGAGCATCAAAACCTTCCTTACTAGCAAAGCCGGTCTAGCTATTATAGCCGGAGCTGGCTTTTTGTCTGTTGTTGCTGCTCCTCTTCAGGCTCTCGCGCTTTCAACGTACACTATGGTTGGTAACTACATCATGTTGGGTACCCTCCAGGTCAATACCTTAGCTCCAGGCGGCTGTGTTACCGCTAGTGCAGCAGGTAAACTCTCTACTACAGGAGCTGCATGCGGCTCTGGTGGTGGAGGCGGTGTCACATCTGTTACATCTTCCAACACTAACCTCATTGCAACCCCCAACACGGGCTCTGTTGTGCTCACCGCGCTTGAAAACCCTACCTACACTGGAACAGTGACTGCACCCCTATTCTCCTCCACCAACACTGGCACAAATCCCCAGTTTCAATGGATAGATGGTCTTGCTAATCCTGTTTATGAGACATCTGGCGGGGGAAAGATCGTTTCCAGCATTCACAATCTGGAATTTGGCCTTCAAAACCCGGCTGGCATTGGTAACTTACTTTCACTAGATGATTCTGGTAATTTTGCAGTTGCCGGAAGCTTTTACTCCCCGAATTTACCCTTCGGGCAGTGCCTAAGTGCTGGGTCTCAGGGAAGAATAATTGGGTCAGGGGCTTCTTGTGCTTCGGGAACTGTAACGGCTGTTACAGCATCTGGTAACCTTGCAAGTTCTGGTGGAAATACCCCCAATGTAACTGTTACTGATGCCCCAACCTTCGCGGGTCCAGTCACTGCTGCTAACATCATTGATACTGCCCTCACTTCCGGCAACTGCGTTCAAGCAGGGGCGGGTGGCCTTCTCACAACCACTGGGTCAGCTTGTGGTTCAGGCGGAGGCGGAGGCGGTGTTACTTCAGCATCTAACACTGACGGTAATCTAGCTATAGCCCCAGCCACGGGAGCTGCTGTATTTAATCTGTCTCCTGTAATAACTGTCTCAGGCAGTGGAGTTGGAGCCATCAATGTACCTAATGGTTATGTCTTAGCTGGTATAGGCGGTACTTCAAACTCTTCCAAGGGTTTTGCATTAGGAGCAACAACTGGCGTATACACCTACATTACTGCCTGCCAAAGTCCTGATGCTGCATGTACCGTAGGAGACATTGTAGGTACCGCAATATCTTTTTCCAACAATACTGCTACGCAAATGACCGAAGATTCCTCTGGAGACGTTGCCTTCAACGGGTATCTCGAACTTCCAAACTCGCTTACCTCGGGTGATTGTGTTGAAGCAGGGGCTAATGGCAGATTACAGTCCACTGGTTCTCCTTGTGGAGGCTCAGGAGCAGTTACTTCAGTGACTAACACTGATACTAACCTTACGATCAGCCCGACCACCGGAGCTGTTGTTGCTAATCTATCTCCTTCCATAGCCTTGTCAGGGTCAGTTAGTGCTGCTAGTGCTATTATTAGTGGGAATGTTAACTCAGCTACTGATACAGTTACTGGGAATGTTAACGCCGGTTCATTCTCCTCGACAGGGCTTGTGTCTGGTCAATGTTTGACTGCTAATGGCGGCAATGTAATAACTTCGGTAGGAGAAAACTGCCCATTCTCTTACCTAAACGGCACACGTTTGATAGGGCAACATCTAGAGATGTTCAATAATGCTGCTATTGCAAACGGAGCTGCTAATACTTATACCTTTGGGGTTGGATACTCCATAGCAATTCCAGCTTGTGTGGTTACTCAAAATGCGGCGGCAACAACTGTCGGTGGACTCTGGGTGAGCGGAGAGACTAGTACGACAGTAACTATAACGAATAACACTGGAGTATCTCAAACACCCACTGTTAACTGTAATGGCGCATAACGTGAAGAAACTATCAGCGTTTTTAGCCCTCCTCCTTGCACTTACTGGGCCTGCATTGGCTCAGCATCCTGTTCAGGGTACGACTAACAACGGAAACTTTATCAATCAGGGTTCTCTTACAGCTAGTAATTTGAACCCTGAGTTCCTAACTACCAACCAGGCTAAGTTTTCTTTCAGTACTAATGTAACTGGTGTTTATCCTACTGAACCTTGGGAAACATTCATAAGCACTAACACGTATTTGTTAGGAACTATAACCAACACCTCCTCTGGAAGTCCCCCAGTTGGAGGACCCGCAGAAATTCCCATTTACGGTTTACGTCTAGCGTGTATTCCGTATACTAATAATGCTTATGGTGGCGGGAATTACCCATACATTGTACCAGAGACAAATGGTATAGCTGGTGGAGTCATTACTGTGGTTGAACTAACTCCCGCTGGAGTTGCTACAACTGTGGGTACTATAGTTGTTCCCAACGCGCCGCATGGCGGACCTTATCCGAACACTTTCAGGACTGTTATTTCACCTGCGTATGTTCCAACATACGGGTCTGTATTTACAGCTTGGGTAACATCTGTTAATGCGGGCCCCAATCAGGGGTATGCTGGGTGTGATATGAGTCTTTACCTACAGTCGGCTCCACAAGGTTAATGAATATGAAGAAGCTTTCAGCTCTCCTTGCTCTTCTCCTAGGCTTACTTACTGGGCCTGCATTGGCGCAACCCGGTCCCGCTGTTCAAGGCGTGACGAACAACGGAAACTTTATAAACCAAGGAGCACTGACAGCTAGCAACCTCAACCCAGTGTTTACCTCCGTTGGAGGCAGTTGCGGCAATTCCGGCGATTACTTCTGTTTTACTTCGCCTGAAATTAACAATCCTTTTGCATTTAACATTAACACTAATACTTTCCTATTAGGTACTCAGACCAATACTTCTAATGGAAGCCCCATTGTTAACAACAATGCTGCTGAAATAGTAGTTTTTGGGTTACGGGTAATATGTTTGCCGTATAATGCAAACTTTCTTACTTTAACTAGCTATCCATACACTGCGGAGACAAATGGAATAGCTGGCGGAGTGGTCACCATTGCTGAGTATCCTCCTACTGGACCTTCAACCGTTGTAGGGACGGTTATTGTACCAAACAGTCCTCATGGTGGACCATATCTGAACAGATTCGTTACTACTTTACCGACCTCCTATGTTCCAACATACGGGTCTGTATTCAGTGCTTGGGTTAGTTCTTACAACGCTGGTCCTAGCCAGGCTTATCAAGAATGCACCGTTAGTCTCTATCTACAGTCAGCTCCCCAGGTTTGATCATGTTTAGGTTGTTAAAGAAAAAGTGGAATTCTTTCATAGCTATACCAGTTATATTAGCTGGTTTACTTGCTTCTACTATTTCTTTGCCTGCTGTTGCTGACTTTCAGTACATAACCCTCTCTGGAAACCCACTGACTGCTTCCACTCATCCTTACCTAGTTCTAACTGGCATGACAGGCCAAGCTGGTTGCAGCATCTCTGTTACGGGCACGTTCGCTGGCTCTATCTCTATCGAAGGTCTCTACAACAGCACGAATAGCACTCAGTGGACTAATCCTATCCTTCTGTTCTCTCCAGATGGAACCTCTAACACTTACAATGTGACCACACCTGGTAGCTGGGTCTTCAACTGCGGCACTATGGCCGCTATTAGAGCTGACGGCACTGCTGCTACAGGTATACCTACTGTCGCACTCAATGCTTCAGGCGGTATAAACAGAGTTATTGCCCTCGCCTCTGGCGGGGGAGTTGGTCCTCCGGGACCTACTGGGCCTACAGGCCCCGTGGGCCCTTCTGGGCCCCCAGGAGCTACGGGGGCTCCTGGACCAACTGGGCCTCCCGGACCAACTGGACCGCCTGGAGCAACTGGCTCACCCGGACTTAATGGTTCACCAGGTCCAACAGGACCCGCTGGACCGACAGGTCCTCCAGGTCCAACAGGATCTACAGGACCTTCAGGAGCACCTGGACCAACAGGTCCGGTAGGACCCACAGGTCCACCAGGGCCTACAGGATCTACAGGACC